CCCAAATCTTGTTCATATCGCCAAGTTCTCTTCAAAAAGGAACAATTCTTAATGGAAATATAAGGTACACTAACAGCTTCTTTATCTGCCATCGTATATACAACACCTATTTTCGCTAATTCTTCGCCTATTGCAGTATGATTAAACCAATTGATCTTATCACTAATATTAGCGATATTATCATCACCATAAGTCAATAAGTTAACATTCTTTTTAAAAGTATTTATCTCTTTATCTGGGTTTAAGTTGTAGTATGCATATCTCATATACAAACTATTAACTATACCATTAATGATAACTGTTAGCGAATGACCTGACGGGTTACCACCAAAAAATTGAACTAAATCTCCGTTGAAATCTTGATATGCAAAGGCAACATCATAAGCTAGACATCTAATAATATCTAAATCATCCTTGTCATAATTACCACTGCTTTGCAAGACTTTGGATATAAAATCAAAAGCTGCTAGGATAAAAGTGGGAGCCATTCTTTTATCAAATTTGCTATAGTCCCCAGCTATGCATTTACTTTCAGCAAATTTAGTGAGATATATGTAAAAATTTTCCCATTCATTTGAAAAATGATTTACACATATTGCCGCCTCAAATAATAAATTGTTCGTTTGCAGTACACGAACGAAAGATAACAAATATTGCCTCATAATAATAGTCCAAGGAAAGTTAGCACCGGAAAAAACTCTTGTTTTACCAATGGATTTCTTTTTTAAAGTAACCGGTTCATCTTTAAGATGAGCATTAAAAACACATCCTGATATTTCATAATTCTTTAAACGCATCTTCATCTCATCCACCTGACTTTGAATCTCCTTATTAATTTCAACAGGATCTGCTAATCCATGTTGTGCTGGAATACTCTCAATATAATATTTTTTACTCTTCTTAAAGGGGAAACCCGCAGAGGTATTTCGATTTATTTTATCAACAAATCTAACCCCTTCTGCACCATTAATACTAGTAAATTGATCATATATGTGTAAATTGGCTTTATCTCTATTACTCAATTGAGAGATAATATCTCTAGCAAAATTATCTACACAAGCATCAACCACTGAAGTGTCAATATTATTGGGAATATTACAAAGATCCAATGCAGCCGCTCTCCAAGGTTTATATGACATATCAGGATTAGTTTCCTGGACATCAACACCAAACTCACGTGCGACAATAGTTTTCATTGGTGTATCTTCAACTCGTGATTTGTGTTGTGGTCTAAAACCAATTATAGAACCGTAAACATTAGCTGTACCCTCATCAATATATCTATATACAGATTTAGGATGTAATTTAGATATTTCTATTGATTCATTACTTGATTGCAATATAGGTGGATTACTACCAACAGAATAATTATGCGCTTTATTCATCATACTAACAATATCTTCTCGAGACACTTTCAAAGCCACAATAATATCATCATAACCTAATACATGTATGCCGATAATACAGGTACCATAAGCTGATTTAGAAATTAATATAGAACCACAATCACCATTCTCAGTTTTTTCCCCCATACCTTGCCAAACTGTATACAATAATGGTAAATCACCCAAACGCGCATAGCGCTTCATCTTAATATTTAAAACTTCCTTGGTATCAATACTCCCATTCTCATTCCGAGCTAAATATTCTCCATGAGTATTAGCTTCATAGCTATCATTTGGAAAGTATTCAACCAAATTCTTACTTGGTGGTA